GGCGGTTAATGGCAACGAACCGTGATTCATGACGGCTAATATCTTTCAGATATACGCCTCTGATGTCGTGACCCTTAAAAAAGTCACCACCACATGATTCACGAAATGGGCCCTCGTAAAAGGACTTCTCAGAGTTAACCCTGAAGCCAAGGATGTCTAGAAGACGTAAAACGTCCCTAAGGAGATCAAAATCATAATGGTACGCCTCATGCGTACTAAAATGGTAATGAAAACCTGTTGGGACGATAATATCGTCGCCGTTGACACCAAAGGAACCAAGGCTAGCAAAACGTGGCCTCTCGAGTTTAAAGCCTCGAGCACGTGCTGCAGCTGAGACGACACATGCAAATAACATAGTTTGCAATGGAAATGTAAAACCATTACCCATAGACGACATCATATGTAACTGGATCGTCTGGCCTTTGTAAGAAGTACAAGGGCACCGCAACTGAGTTAATCGACCAAAGACTGAGGCAGGAAGAACTTCCTGACAAAGCCTAAGACCGATCGTATCAGACGCAGAGGAAAGATCTATGGTAGAAAAACTACCATCTATCGAACCTAGCCGACACAGTTCTCTATTCTTATCGGGTTGAGCTTCTAAGGAAATACCAAATTTCCGATATAAGCTATCCGTAAGAAAAGATGCATAACCGAGTTGAAAGAATATATTCAAGTTCGGTTCAACACATATGCTTCTCCTGATCTCGCGTGACTTAGGAACGAAAGACAAACGGGAACCTTCAACGATCGAACTCCCACAGAACTGGGACCGAGAAAGCTCGGCTTCTAAACCCAGGGGAGTTAGGATCGATTCTGATTTGTAAATCAGATTGAGGAGCGAAGAGGAAGACACTAGATCTCCGGAAAAGAGTTTCGAGTACATATCAGTACTCTTACTCCCAACCGCTGATCCAGGACCGACCCTACTAGCGAGAAAGATGTCTTTCCACGTAATAGTATGGTCGCCATTGAAGAATTGGTACAAAGAGCGCTTAAATTCGCCCCAAAGTACCTCGTCCTTCGATGATTCCAGATTTAAGGTCCACTGATCGCAACGGTTGTTACAATCAGCCCAGACCTCAAAAGCTCGCTGTTCAGCATCAGACGCTTCATCGTCATTAAATTTCTTTAATAACGACTGGCGAAGACGCATAGCAGCTACTTCAATCGATGATGCGCCCGGCCACCCGTCAGTATCTTCACAAGTGAAAATACCTTGGCTTGCTGGGAAACAATCATTGAGATCCTCAAGAAGGCAAGTGTAAAGAGCGCGAGAGCTAATGCCCATCGTGATCTCCCTCTTATTCGAACCACAGGATGCAAATCCGGACCGAGACTCTCTATCTTTCTGTTAAGAAGGATGAGAGAGTAAACAAGGTCTATAGGATACCTGAAACGACAGTATCGCCGATTCCGGCGCTAACGTCATTCAGGGTCCCAATGTGATTCGACAAAGCAGCCCGAACATTGGCAGAATCTGCAGTATCGGAACCAGCTGGCACCTCAATCGTTGTGGTGATCAGCATAGTTTGGTACTGTTGACCGGCTAATGGAAGGACTCCTTTGCGCGTGATCTGCTTATACACATTACGAGGAACGTTGCGAACGATCCCCGTGGTAGGATCAACCGGACCAAGAACCTTATAGGTTTTCGGGCGGAAGAAACTCGTCGTGAATGGTGCAGCCACCGAAGACGTTAGCACGCCAGTTTGTGTACCACCTAATGCGGTGATCGCAACCTGTTTTGCATTCGAATCCGGCGGAACATCATCTACGAAGGTATAAGTAGGAGAGGTCAGACCAGTCTGGGCTCCTCCCGTAACTGGAGATGTAGGTGCCCACATATAAAATATGCCTCAAGGTAAGTTGTTAAGAAAAAGGCGTGAGCCGCTTAGCTTGTAGTAAAATGGCCCCAATATTCATCCACTTAAGACCCGTACCAGGCAGTTTAAACTGTATGGTCGGAATTCCTAGAGTGTCTGTATTTTCAGGGTGGCGTTCTACTATATCGTTAAGCTTCACAAACCTCAGTGCGGAACCGCTAAATTGCACCTCTCGATTTGAATTATTCAAGAGCGACATAACGAAGGCCGAATCAGGTATACCGTTAGCTTCAAAGATAACGGATTTTTTCATACCAGAAGCGACCCACCGAACATCACTCTTGAAGAAACTAGCCGAAGTGACAATGTCACCAAGGTTAGAGAAATAATCGACCATCCAGGAGTATGGGATTAGGTTGTAAACGCTAGGAACAAACGAGGCCAGGTCGAAGCCAAACAATTGGCTCTTTCCCGGTAGACTCGTAGGGTTCTTCGCAACAACCTCTCCATATACCTTATAGTCGAGAATCTCCGTCAAGTTTCGAGAAATAATATAGTAGTTGTAGTTACCACCGGCAAGTATCTCGCGATCGGAGGACGAAGAAAGGAATTTTTCGTCTCGACCGAAGCCTATTGCCCTAAGGAATACAGGACGTTGTAGGTTTAATAAAGCGTCGTAAAACGACTCAATATCTCCTATAAACGGTTGTAAACCAAGTGAATACTCCAACCACGTATCCGCTAAAATCTTTTTCTTTCGAGCACTTGTTTGCCGCCGTCCACGCTTTCCTAGCGCGGATAGGTAGTTTACAAGCCCCTGCCGAAGAGATTTCATCGGGTGTATTAGCATGCGAAGGGTCTGTCCGAACTCGCCAGCAGAAATAATAGCAGAAAACTGCCGTTGTTTGCTGTAGGCGTCGGCATAGAACTTCCCAATCGCAATGTTCCGAGCAGTTTGTGGCTGAAGAGAATGAAATGTCCAACCGGGTTCAACGAATAAATCTCCAACAGCTGTTTCGCGATAATATCTAATCAAGGTTCCGAGCGAACGCTCGGTAGTTGAAAGATAATATCTGATAGGCTGACTAATCACGGTCCTACTATCACCGACAAGGTCGGTGACAGCATTTTCATGATTACGGAGCAATTCTTTCCAATTGTGTAAGTATCCACTGTCAACATGATCCACCCACTGTTCCCCAAATTGGGAAGAAGAGGATGTATCTATGACAGGTGAGGGAGGAGTATCGTCATAAACGGTACTAAACCCTCGGTACAAAACACCAGTAGGAAAAACCTTGTAGGTCATAACATATCTCCAGGTCCAAGGGAGCAATCCCAAGCAGAGGCCCGTGTAATACACACGGG